GGGCATACAGATTTCAGTTTACAGTAACAGCACGGTTATAGGTTTTACTCAAAAACCCAGTGTCTATATCTCCCACAAGGATGGAAGCGCTGTAGCTAATATAACACCAGCCCACTGGAAGCTAGTCTTCCGCGCTTTCGCATAATATAATTAACCCTCTCAATACCTTAACCAAAAATGTTACCTGAAAACCCTTACGTGACCCCCTTTATAGCCACCAGTGGAATCCTCGGAACCCTTACCCTTGACCATATTAACACAGCCGTAGCTATAGGCGTAGGTGTCTTAACGATGTTCTATCTGGGCATCAAAATCTACAAGGAATTTACAAAATAATTATGAGTGATAGCAGTGAAAAACTATATGGTCTCCAAGACCTACTGATTGATGAGTTCATTAATCGCATCCAGAGCGGTGAGGCGTCTCCGAGCGACCTCAATGCCGCCCGTCAGCTCCTAAAGGACAACCAAATTAGCGCAACAGTAACCAACGACAACCCTATGGCTAACCTAGTCAGCATCCTTCCCTTTGATGATGAAGGTGTTGACCGCGTAGCTTCCCGATAATGGCTAGAGATTACAAAAAAGAATACGAGAGCTACCACAAGAAGCCTGAACAACGTCGCAGGAACGACTCTAGGAAAGCCGCAAGGCGTCTGATGGTCAAGAAACATGGAAAAGCAAAGCTTGCTGGTAAGGACATTGATCACAGGGATAGGAACCCTAAGAACAACTCTACGAGTAACCTAAGGATTCAGTCGAAAAGGACTAATCGAGGTAATAACAAGTAACCTATATGGAGATACCCTCACAGCTAAAGGACTTTAAGAATTTCTTGTTCCTATGTTGGAAGCAGTTAAACCTGCCCGACCCTACTCCGCTTCAGTATGATATTGCTGAGTATATGCAGAACGGTGATAGACGTGCCATTGTGCAAGCGTTCCGTGGCTGTGGTAAATCTTGGATCTGTTCCGCTTATGTGGTTCACCAGTTACTCCTAGACCCCTCTCTAAACATCCTTGTGGTGTCTGCGAGTAAGACCCGTAGTGACGACTTCAGTACCTTCACTCTTCGTCTTATTAACGAGATGGAGATACTTCACCACTTGCGCCCTAAGGACAACCAGAGGCAGTCTAAGATCTCCTTTGATGTTGGCCCAGCGCCAGCCTCTCACGCTCCCTCAGTGAAGTCCCTAGGTATATCCTCGCAGCTTACAGGTTCTCGTGCGGATATTATCGTTGCTGACGATATTGAGGTAGCCAACAACAGTGCTACGATGCTCATGCGGGAGAAGCTATCTGAACAGGTAAAAGAGTTCGATGCTATCCTTAAACCCGACGATACCTCTAAGGTTCTGTTTCTAGGAACACCTCAGACATTCGATAGTATCTACACGAAGCTCCAAGAACGTGGCTATAAGAGCAAGATTTGGCCAGCTACACACATTACACAAAGTCACAACGAGAAAATCTATGACGGAAACGTAGCTAACATCTGCGTAGACCCAGAGATGGAAAACAAGTCTACAGAGCCGCTTCGGTTCTCCGATGTAGACCTAGCAGAACGAAAGATCTCTTATGGGTCTGCTGGCTATACCATGCAGTTCATGCTGGATAGTAAGCTATCTGACGTCGAGAAGTTCCCTCTAAAGATCAGTGATCTGATAGTAACAAGTATAGACAACGAGGTAGCCCCTGAGCGCTATGTGTGGGCTCGTGATCCAGCCCTTGAGTGGGACTCTAGTGTGCCTAACGTGGCCTTTGCTGGTGAGAGGTATTACCGACCCTTTAAGACACTAGGTGAAATGGTTCCATACACTGGTAGTGTGCTTGCAATTGACCCTGCTGGTAGAGGTAAGGATGAAACTGGTTATGCTGTCTGTAAGATGCTTAACGGAACACTGTATGTGCCTGCTGCTGGCGGTTTGTCTGGAGGTTACTCTGAGGATACCCTAGTGGAGCTTGCGGAGCTCGCTAAGAAACACAAGGTGAACTACATCGTTACAGAGACCAACTTTGGTGACGGTATGTTCAACGAGCTTATTAAGCCTGTGCTGAATAGGATTTACCCTGTGAGTATCGAAGAGGTGCGCCACAGCACTCAGAAGGAAAAGCGTATCATTGATACCCTAGAGCCCGTCATGGCGGGTCACAGGCTTGTGGTTGATCCTGACGTGGTTAAGGATGACTTCCAGACTATCCAGAAGTATCCACACGAGAGCCAGTTGAAGTACTCTCTGTTCTACCAGATGTCTCGCCTTACTAGAGACCGTGGAGCTATTACTCACGATGATAGACTTGATGCTTTATCTATCGCTGTCGCTTACTGGGTGGAACATATGGCTCAAGATGCAGAGGTAAAGATGGCTGAGAGGAAAGTAGAGCTGTTAGACAAGGAGTTACAATCCTTTCAGGACGCTTATTATAAGAACAAAGGTGGTAGTAACACCCTTACTTGGTAACAAAAAATAGAGGTCGCCTAGTCGTTTCCTAAGTAACTGATTATCAATAACCTTTTAATCGGATGCGGTATAGGAGAAAGGGAAGGGAAGACCCTATCATAAATAAAATTTTATAACCTTGACAGGTAAGGAACAATCTCTTTAAAATTATATCTATAAGATGCCTTACTATTAGTGTCCTTTGAAAAAGAGTGTTAATTAGTTTCTGGTAATAGGTTCCCCTCCTTAAAGTGTCCCTTATGTGAAGAATAAGAGTTTCCTTTAAAAGTATATTAAAAGTGTTTGACAGGTGATAACTACCAACCAGTATTACCCATATGAAACACACGATAATAGTTACCTTTATGGTAGCCTCCTCGGTAGCCCTATGGCTGCTCAATGACTCCCTGAGGAAATCCCAAGAACACATTAATATCCTCGCAGAAGTCTTAGAGATTCACGAAGAAGCTCTCCAAGACCACAGGAAAGCCCTTTTGTTGATTATTGAAGAACTCAAGGGTAAATACATCTAATATCTATGACTCCTCTAGAACAAGCCCAAGCACTCCTCGGAGAGCACTACAGAAACTATGTTCTTATTGTTCAGACAGAGGAAGAACCCTATACCTTTAACATTGCTTCGAGTGACCCCTTTGCCACTACAGGTCTTCTAATAGAGTCCGTGAAATACCAAGAAGCCTTTATGAACACCTTTCAAGCGTCCGATGACGATGACTTTGAGTGGGTTGACGTGGAGGATGACGATGACGACGACGAGGACTACGAATTTATGTAACTATTTGTTTATGTGTGTTGGTCACTAGTTGTGGCCGTTTTGTGTGTTGTAGCTTAAATGCTACTTGTGTGTGACCCTCAGAGAGCCTTGTTTGCCTCTGGGGGTCTTTCATAGGGGTAACACCCTTGTGGATCATCAAAACGCCTTGTAGGGGCTCTCAGGGGGTTCTATGAATGTGTAGAGTATCCTGAGCAAGACTCAAAGCCTAAGACGATGGTAAAAACTGCTCCCCTGAGTGTCCTATGAGTGTCTCTTTGTTTTGGTATAAAAATGTGAGAGGGTATACGTTATATCGTCGAGCTGATTTTCCCCCTTGGCACCCCGCATTTGTCCGCTGCGGCACGAATTTGTCACTGCACAGGGGGTACCTCTTTTATTCTAGGGGATTGCTGGGGATTATAGATGCCCTGCTGGGTGCAATGAGTGTGTTTTCAATGGATATGTCATGTGTCAGGTTGTTTGCCTGTCTGTGTCATATCCCGCGCTTTTGCGTTTCCACTCATAGCACACTCATAGGACACTCATAGCACACTCAATGTCCACTCAATGTCCACACACAGGACACACTCATAGCACACTCAGCGTCCACACACAGGACACACACACGGACACACACACGGCGCTCAATAGATGCACCACAAGTGTGCTCACAACACACTCACAACACACTCACAACACACTCACGGCCGTAACCCAAACGCTCTCCCTTTTGTTACCTACTTGGCGGGTTTTTCCTAGGTATCTCAAAAAAACTTTCGGCTTCTAGCCCAGTGTTTAAGCGGGCTCCGAGACTTTCTTCATCTAAATGCAAAAAAAAGCTTGCAGCACGAATCTGTAAATGCATTCTCGGAAACATCACCAACAAATCAACCACACAACCACACTACACACAATGAAAAGCAGACTACTAGAACTCAAGCGCCTAGCTAAGAGCCTTAACTGCACGGCCATCGATGATAGAGATTTTTCAATGATCGAAGTCACAGCCAATGACGGTTGGAGCTTCAACGACGGCGAGTCTGTTAGTCAACTCACAAGCTACGGCGAGAACGTCACTGAGTGGAGGCAAGAAGCCATCGCTGACGCTATCGACCGTCTAAAGGTTGAACAGCCTGATAACACTCCCTTCAAATACTAACCACTAATAACACACACACACAGAGCGCGACAGCGCGACAGCGCGACCACACAATACACACTATGAAAACACAAGACCAACTCAACAACATGTACGACACAATCCTAGAGCTAGAGCTTTGCACCGTCGAAGAGCTAGAACTTGTTACATCAATCAACGGCTTCAACGCACAAGCAATGAATGACATTGTATATGTCCGCGAAGGATACCAAACACTCGACCAATATGTTGAGTATGTAAACGAGCAACTAGAAGCCTAACCTCTAATCCACACACACACACACACAACCACACACTATGATCATTCATCAGAAACTACACAAGATGACCACCGATGAACTCGCTAACGAACTCAAGGTCTGGACGAAATGGGTAGAGAAGCGTCTGCAAGACCAAGAGCGCATCGACGACCTTCTCGAAGAACTCTCACAGCGCAGTATCGACGAACTCGAACGCAACCAAGATGCTTGGCTAAGTGTTCAAAAATAACATTCACACTCAATACAATAAAACACAATACTATGAATAAACTACATTTTGATGCTTTCCTTCGCGGATATTGGGACTCTGTTCAATTTGGGTATGTTCCCGACTATGACAACGCCGAGCTTCAAGTTTGGGCTGCTGGCCTTCAATGGGGTAATGCTGGAAACAGCGAGCCATCTGTCGAAGACTTCGACGAACTTTGCGATGCTTCAATTATAAAATAAATTCAACCACACAACAACACACAACCACACACAACCACACAACCACACAATGAACACAACAGAAACACACCAAGAGCGCTTCCAAGCGTATTACATAGACTACCTACTCAACCACGGGACAGTCGCTTCATATGCGGCCGCTCACGGGCTCACCTACGAAACCGCAAAGCAGCGCCTAGACACGGGCCGCACGGTTTACGAAGCGCTCACGGTTCAAACTTATAACGATACACTAGCAGCTACAGGGCTTGCTTTCTTTTAGAGTTCACTTACAAACCGCCACACAATAACACATAACAAGTTTGCGGATCTTTAAAACCGCCACACAATAGCACACTATGGACAAGACACTAATCCACCTTCTGTATGACGAATTCCAAAGCAACGGCGGACGCTTTCAAAGCACCGAGGCAGACTACATGTTCCGCCAAGCGTTCGCAGAGGACTTCGACGAAACCAACACAGATATCTTTAACAGGCTACTAGCTAACTAATAACTACAATGAACGACATCACACTATCAATACCAGCAGAATTCGTTGAGACTCTTATCAGCATTATAGAGTTTCTCTTGTTCATCGCCGCATGTATGATCAAAGGCGCTGCTATGCTATGGGGCATATGTTTCGTGATCTGGATTGCTTGCATGGCTCTAACAGTTCCTTACATGACTATCAAATCACTACTAACCAAAGACTAAATAATGCAAGACATCACCGAACGACTTAACCTAGCGAAAATCCTAATCCAAAACACGCTAGCCTCACATCAAGGAACACACGAAACAGCCGTCAGGTATGCAGTAAGACAGCTAGATTTACCTGCTGACGTTTCCGTTTCTCTCATTCAATACGCAAAACAACTCAACATTAAATAACTACACACACTATGACGCCACTACACGCACGACCAAAAGCTTACCGCAATCTATACAACGCACGCCGCGTTACAAACCGCGAGGAAACCGAGGCCACTATGGACAAAAAGTATCGCAAAGAAACCATTCGCATTGTCGATGAAGGCTGGAAAGCTTTCTGGAAGAAGCGCGGCATAAAGAAACCGCCGCACGTTTCCGATCAATGCGTTGGAGTATTTGATATTCTTTAAAGTATCTTTTTGAAATTTATCCTTGAAAATAGATAAGAGGCAATCATATCATCTCTGTTATTAGGAGGAAATACCCATGAGCATCAGAATCAAAGGCAATAAATTCCTAGCAGACTTCATGCACGATGGAGAGCGCTATCGGCGTTCCTTTCCAACGGATGCAGAAGCACGTGAATGGGAAGCAACGATGCGTAAGCGGCTCACTCTTGGGCAGCCTACAAGCGACCTACTGCACGGACAAACCGCCACAGGGATTAACCTTAGAGAGTTGCTGGAGGCTTGTTATCAGGCCGAATGGCGTGACACTAAGAACGAGCGTCATCAGCTTATCAATATGAGACAGCTAGAGGCACACTTCGGCCCCGACATGCCTGTTGTTACTATCACGACCGAAGCTGTTGATGGATTCATAAAGTCTCTAGAGCAGAGGCAACTGTCTCCCGCTACAATCAATAGCCGCCTATCAACGCTCAGTAAGGCTATCAACTTCGGGGCTGACCGTAACTACATAACAAACCGCCCCAAGATTACCCGTAAAAAGGTAGGTAACAACGCTCGCCTTAGGTTCCTCACAGAAGAAGAAGAGGTGGACATCCTTGACGTTCTAGATGCCGATGGTCGCACCGAGTTCAAGGAGTTCTTCATCTGGTCAATGGATACGGGGATGCGCCCAATTGAGGCTCGCCACATACCACAAACCGCCGTGAGGTTCGACAAGGGGCTCAACAAATATATCGTAGATCTTAGGCGCACTAAGAATGGCTACCCTCGCACCATACCGCTCACCGACCGAGCCTATGAAGCCTTTTTAGCTCTTCGGGATGAGCCCTTTCCCTTTGCTCGCTTCACCGAGTCAAACATCCGCAGCAACTGGAAGTTTGTCAGGGAGGCACTCAACGAAACCGACCCAGAGTTTGTGTTCTACCTTACTCGACACACCTGTGCTTCCCGTCTGGTGCAGCGCAAGGTGGAACTCTACACCGTCAAGGAGTGGATGGGTCACAAGACTTATGAGATGACCATGCGATATGCTAAATTATCTCCCAGAAATATGCTTGACGCTGTGGAGGCACTGCAACAAGCTCTCTAAATCACACCAAAAATAAAC